TGTGTAGATTTAGAATGATATTCTTCTCTGTATAATTCTTGCGATTTTAATACATCAAAGAAATCACGCATAACAGTTCCTCGTAATGCAGGAAATGTCTTTCGGCAGATTGTTATTGTCTTGCCTATGTTGTCTGTGCAATACTTAAAAATAATAAATAGTAAAATGTTATATGTTTTACCACTCCTTGTTCCACCTTGTTCTACAACAATTTTTTCTTTTGAATCTCGGAGGTGTTCGTAAACAACATTAGTCTGTATCTTTGTCTTCATTGATTGTTCTTACAACTTCAATATCAAATAGTTTAGTTCCTTCAATTCCTGTTATCTCTTGTCGCTCAACATATCCTCTTTTCTTACCTTTTGTTTTTAAATAGAATATAGTTGCAGTTGTATTGCCACCAAGTATTTGTTTGTGTAATTGGCTTTCTGCCATATCCAAAGTTACATTCTGCAAATCATCTACTTGCTTCTTAAACGCTGCATCATCTTTTAGCCATTGGTAAAATTGTGTTCTACTTACACCAACAGTTTTACAAGCAGTTGTTACAATGCCAAATGATTTTTCTAATGCATCAAGCACATTTCTTTTATTGTGTTCGGTTTGTTCGCTACTTACCATTTCTAATACTATTTAAAAATTCGTTCTTTGTGTTTATATCATCTTTGAAAGCACCCAATAGTTTTGTAGTTGTTGTCCACGTATCGTGTTTCTTAACTCCTCTCATTTCCATACACATATGTTTCGCAGTTATCTGTACCGCTACTCCTTTTGGGTCTAATTCATTCCACAAAAATTCTGCAACCTGTGTAGTTATTCTTTCTTGATTCTGCAATCTTCTTGCATAGGTTTCCAATGTTCTTGCTAATTTACTTAACCCAACTATTCTTTTGTTTGGTATGTAAGCTATTGTACCTGTGCCAAAGAAAGGTGCTATGTGATGTTCGCATAAACTATGGAATGGTATGTTTGTTTGCACAATCATTTCGTCATAACCCTCGCCCTCAAAACTTGTGCAGTTCCATTCTGGTGGGTTTAAAAACTCTTTAAAAAATTTAATAAACCTTTTAGGTGTTTCTTGTAACCCCTCTCTATTTACATCCTCTCCAAAATATTGTAGTAATCTTGATACATTGTCTTCTACTGTTTCATCTGTATCTCCCTCTTTTGTTTCCCAAGGAAAGACTAACCACTCGCCTTGCAATTCTTTTCTCTTGTCTATTAATGAAAGAAATGGTTTGTTATGTTTTTTATATCGCTTCTCGGTTGCGCCGCTATCAATTAAATCATCTATTATAACATCAGCGTCATCTACGTTATCAACTGCGTTTCCTGTCATTCCTGCAACCACTTGCCCACCTCTCGGCACTCCGTAATATTTTGTGTCTTTTGGTAAATCTTTTATTACTTCATTTAACCTATGATAAACTTGTTCCCAAGTTATATTTGTTTTGATCATACTCCTGTTTTTTTATTCCAGACATCAATATGCAATCTGGTTGTAAAGTTTAAATATTTTTCTTTTGCCAATTCTATAACTCGTAATTTATTTTCATTTAATAAATCTTGATTTTCTCCTGCAGGCATCAAGTAAATTTTTTCTCTGTCTACAATAGATAAATAATCTCTTTCTATTTCAATCCATTCTTTATCAGAATTAACTACAAATTTAAAAATTGTATTCTTTTTATTTAACTCTTTAATCACATCAGGCTTAAAAGTCATAGCATTATCCATACCACTATTTCTCAACTTTGGACTACAATTCCACAAGTGTACTTGATACAATAAAAACTCACTTGGCATTATTGTTCCATTTGTTTCAACTTCAAAATAAGCATTAGCGTTAATGTTGTGCTTTACATATTTAATAAAACCCTCTAACCCACCTTGCTGCATCATTGGTTCTCCACCTGTTAGAATTATATGTGCATTGTTTTTAATTGCATCAATACAATCGTCTGGTAGTATTTCTTCATACTGTTTTGATAATGCCTTCATCCAAACTTCAACTGTGTCGCATCTAAATTCTGCACCATTATGTAACTCTCCGTCAAATTGAGTTCCCATACCACCACACATTAAATTGCAACCTCCTAATCGGACAAACACACTTGGTATGCCTACTGTCTTACCCTCGCCTTGCATTGAGTAAAACACTTCACTAATTGCTAATTTATTCTTCATATATTATTTTACTTGTTTTTGTTTCTGCAAACTCTATTTTTATTATTGGTAGCTTTGCTTCATTCTTAATCCTGTTGAACAACCAAATAGCCATATTCTCGGCAGAGGTTTCAAAGGGTACTGTTTTGTATTCTTCTCCTGCTAATTTTAAAATTTCAACCAATGGGTCGTCTTCACATAATAAAAAATAATGGTCGTACTCTTTTATAATTGGCTCAACTAATTTGTCAATATCAGAAAACAACATTGTAATTCCGTTCTCCATTGTTCCAAACCTAAACGTACAAGTTACATCATAAGTATGTCCGTGAGGTCTGCCGCATTTCTCTCCTGCTGATTTGTTTCTATGACCTGCATAGAAGTAATATTTTTTTTCTATCTTCATAAGGTATCGTTTGAATAATCATTATAATTTACTTTAAGTGCATTGTGTTTAGTAAAGCATAATACGTTAAACATATTTCCGTCTACAAAAACACTATCGGTTTCTTTTAAATCAAACACATTTTTATCTTTAACCCTGTAAATAATATGTGCTCTTACTTTTATGTTTGGGGTTAGGTGTTTATAGGTTTCGCTTGTTACTTCAACCGAGATAGGATATTTTAACAACCAAAATTCTATTTGTTCTGCTGCATTTTTTAACTCCCAAAACTCAACTGTAAAGTATAAATGTTGAACATTTTTTGTAACTACACCAACTTTGTTTCTATTGAATAAAGTATATAGTCCATACAACCTACCCTCTACTTCTTTTCCGTACCAATAATCTTTTCCTCTCATACTAATAAATTAATCATGTTATTAAAACTTTCATCATACATACCTTTATAACCTCTCGGCATTTGAAATTCAGTAGTTAAATATTTTTTAATTGTATCTAAATCTTTCCTGTTGTAAAGACATTCTTCTGGTAACATTTCTGGATAGCATAATTCGTTTGGTGCTACTATTCTGCAGTCATATAACATTGCTTCTCGTAATGTATAACCAAAAGTTTCTTGATATGCAGTAGATAAATAATATTTTGCTTTTGACAAATAAGAATAGTATTGTCTTTTTGTAAGGTTGTTTATATAACTGACGTTGCTTGGTAAATCAATATTGCATTCTTTATTTGAAGATGATGTAACTATAAACTTTTTGTTAGGCATTGCTTTTGCTATGTTTAAGAAATCATCAATACCTTTTTCATTTGACAACCTATGTGGAAATATTACATAGTCTTCTTTTGTGTTTTTGTGAGGGTATATTTTAAACGCTTCTTTATTATTCCAAACACAACCTGTAACTTTTACTTTGTCTTTATCTAAATTAAAATACTTTACTACTTTGTTTTTGTGAAATTCACTACCTACAATAATTAAATCACAAACCTCGTGATAACCTTTTTCAACAAAGTCACTCCACTTGTTTAACTTTTGCACAAAGTCAGTTTCGTCTGACCTACCTGCGTGATTAAACGCTGCAACCTTAATTTCTATATCTTGCAACTCCGACATATACTTAACTGCATCTAAACCAGAAAAAAATATATCTGCAAAGAATATCCAATCTCCGTTTTTAATTTCATTATCTTGAAATGCCTTACTGATCATTTGCAGTTGCTTGGCTTTAAATTCAATAGTTCTTTCTATATCTAAAAACTCTCCTTTACTAATTTGTTTCTGTATCCAATTTTTTGGATAATATGATTTAACAAGTTTAGAATCATTGACTATGTCATTCATTAAACCTGTGTACCTTTCTTCTAGATTTTCTAATGGTATAAAATGTATCATCTTATTATTGCTCCGTTTTCGTTATCTTCTAATACCTCTACTAACTCTGCATCAAAAACATTATATAAGTCTTCTGCAATATCTTCGCAACTCATGTTACCAAAAATGTGAGATTGTTTATCCTCATCAAAATATTTTAATTTTAAATAAGTTAATACATTGTGTTTGAATTGTATAATTTCTAACTCCCTGTCATTATGTGTTACTCTCTTTTCTATCCTTATCTTAAAAAGGTGTCTATGGGGATTGGTTAAAAAATCAACCTCTTTAATTGAGCAATCTTTCCATTGATGTATTCCGTCTATACTTAAATTTATGACAATTCTTTTTTCCATTTCTCGTATGTTAGTTTGTTTTCTAAAAGTTCTTTTGTTTTTATTATGTGGTTTAATTGTTGTCTATTTGCTACTGCAAGAAATAAATTAAGACCAAGTCTTTTGCAAAACTTTTGGTATTCAAAATATGCAATTAAATTAGTTAGTACTGCAATGCTTGTAGACCCCCTGTGATTAGTTAAATCACTAAACATTTTGGGTGTTATCTCTAAACTCTCAAATAAAGATTGTGCTTTATAAGTTAGTTTCTTTTTATTCTTTAAAACTTCTTTATAGTTTAAACCTTTTAGTCCATTATCAAAATAAACAATATGACCAAATTTTTGAGAAGATTGCACCCAAGTACTGCTATCACAAGAATGTAAAGGCAGTTGTAACATTTGAGGGTATTTAACAAAACCAAGTGCGTGTATGTTTCCTTGGGTTTGCTTGTAAACATCCTGGTATCTTTTCTTTATCCAATCTCCTTTGGTAGTCACTCCACCTGCAACGCAAACGTGTTTATTCCTTTTAACCGCTTCTTGTAGATATGAATAATCATTATCAAACATAGTAAAAACAAACATAGGGTCTAAACCTCTTTGCAGCATAGTTTCGTAATTTAACTTACTTTTACTGTGATTTCCTATTACGTCTAACATAACATATTTTTCTACATTGTGTCCATACTTTTCAATATAATCGCAGTAGTTATCTAATGTTAAAAATTTTAAATTTTGTTTAGAATTGAATAAAGTAAACGCACCACTATCTATCATGCAATTAATAGTGCCCTCTGCACTTAAAGACATTGCTTGATCAGTAAATGCTTTGTTGTTTCCTATGTAAGCATAACTGAATAATATATTTAACCAAGTATCATTTGACTTCACAACCAAGATAGTTTTTTGTTATCCAATCCTTTAAATCATTTGTGAGTTTTTGTATCTCATCTCTGTACTCGTTTGGAATCGTTATTGTAAGTTTTGTCTGCTCTAATTCAGGTGCTGCTATATCTTCATCTATATAGTCAAGGTCTTCCCAATCGTGTTTTATTGCATCAAGACCCCAATCTGACAGTTGGTTTACATCCCAATCATTTGCTAAAATATCCCAATCCCATTCACCAAAACCAATGTTATCTTTTATTATAAATTCCTTTTGTTCTTCTTCTGTTAAGTCATCAAGTTTTAACACATAGACTTCTTTTAAACCAACTTCTATCGCAGCTTTATGTCTCATATTACCACCAAGAATTATGTTCTTATCATTGATTATAATAGGTCTTACTTTTAACATTTTTGGAAACTCCCTAATGCTTTTAACAAGTTGCCCAAACTTATAATCTTTTATAAATCTGGGGTTGTTAGGGTTTGAAATTACTTCTGATATTTTTACTTTTTTTATTTGCATAGCTTTATCTATAACGAGTTTATTTATTTATTTACAAATTCTTGTTCTTGTATTTTATTTAATTCAATCTTGTCTAATTTTGCAGCATAGGTTTGCGATGCAGTTGTAAACATTTGAGTTACTGTCTGGTCGTCTAAATTTTCTACTGTGTGTTGTATATAAGTTTTCATGTCTTTAATACTTGATACACCTATAACTTTTTTTAAAACACAGTCAAGTTTTTTATTGTAAGTAGTATAAATATCATATTGCTGCAAAGAGTGGTATATAGTAGCGTGGTTTGGTTTCCATTCTGATATTGCTCCGATTGCTCTTGCAATTTGAGTTAAACCCATATTTCGGTAGTTGTAGAAATAATTAATCAAAACAGACCTTGCTTCTATATATTCTCGTTTCCTTGTTTGTTTTAAAAAATCAAAACCAAATTCGTGTTTAAACTCATCTGTTATTGTTATAAAATCTTTTATCATTATAATGTTCCTTTAATGTAGTAATCGTTAATACTTGCGTTTTTTTCTTTAAAATAAGAGTTGTAAGTGTCAATACCTAAACTAACTTTTTGCTCACCACTTTGGTAAAACTCTTCCGAGCAATCCCAAACACCAATATCTAAACTTCCTTTGTCTACAACTAAAAATTTAAACTCCGAATAGTGTATGTCAAACAAATTGCAGTATAAATAAACTTGAACATCATATCCATACTTTCTTGCACTATAAGGAAATGCTTTTATATCACTTGTAGTCTTAATATCGCAAAGTCTATTCTTACCTAAAATATCTGCTTTACCTCTAAATGGCATACCCATTACGTTTCCAATAATAGGTACTTCAAACTCACAGTCAGACAACATTTGCATAGCCATTTCGTTTTTGAAAACTGCATCAGCGACACGCTCTGCGTCATTTTTTTCTTTTTTAGTATATACAGTTCCAAATTCTGCTTTCGCTTCTTTATATGCTTTTGAGTTTTTACTCAATACATCGACGAAATGAAATTCCTCAAATTTTTCTGGCTCTAATATTAAAGTATGCAACAGTGTTCCGTCTCTCAATGGTTGTGATTCTTTGTTGCCATACTTATTTACATAATAATATTTCTTTGGACTGTCTACAAGCAACTTAATGCTACTACTACTTAATGCTAATTCGTTAAGTTCTCCGTAGTAAAAATGATCATCATACATCTTTTTAAGTAACTCATCTGTTTTATATTCTTGTCCGTTTAATAATTTTATTTTCATTTTTTAAAATATTTTAGTTTCATTGTATCCCACCAAGTCATTTGTTGGTATTCTTCTTCTGTAAAAATTTCTACCCTAGATGTTCCATTTTTATTCTTGTATTGTATTGCATGTAATCCAGAGGGTAATATTACGTGGTTTGGGTCTATATTTTCATCTCTCATAACATTGATGCTTCAAAACAAGTTCCACTACAAACACTGCCTTCTTTATCAACTGGTGTTCCACATTCTGTGCATTCAAACTCCCCTTCCATATCGTATGCAGGGTTTCCATAATCTTGTATTTCCATAATTTGTCTTTTAAAATATTTTTTTTAATTTTATTATTTCTTTCTTTGCAATTTCAAGTTCTGCTTCTGCTCTCCTTGCTCTCAATACTCCCCTATTTTTATCTTCTCTATATTGATTAATTGCTTTGTCATACATTTTTCTGTCTTGTTGTAAGCTATTAACATAAAAAAATATTCTTGCAGTAGCTTTTGACATTTCAGTTAATGTTGGGGTTTCGTTTTTTTTACATTGATTAAGTATAAGAGTACTCAACATTTCTATATCTGTTAAGTACTCCATATCTTTCAAAAGGTCTATTTTAGCATTCATCTGTATAATCTGCTAAAAGTTCTTGTTCTGCTTTCGCTTCTAACAATTTGCTTTCAAACAAATCAATTAAACATTTTGCTTTTTCTAATCTTTGAGTATGGTAAGATAAGTCCCATTTCGCATCTTTTAACTCTTTTTCGTAAATCGCAACTAAATTTTCATTCATAATATTTGTCTTTTAAAATTAATAATAAATAAAGATAACAGAATTATTTTACTTATACAAAATTTTTAATAACTATTTTTTGTTTAATTTAAAATACTCATCCCAAACACCTATTTTTTCTTCATTGGAAATATCAAAAATACTTGCTTGACTTTCTGGTAATAAATAAACTTCTTTTTGAACTCTATTGCTATTCCAATATGTCTTCACAGGGCACTTCTTTGTCATGATGTTAAGTTCTTTTAACTTGTCAAGCCAAAACCAATAATTACCTTTTGGGTCTGATACAAAGTAAATTTTTACCACATCCTCTGGCAATTCCATTAAGTCATTATATTTTTTTACTTCAAGCATTTTATCTTCATAATAAGTTTTTCTAAACTTCATTTCAATAACACACTTATTTCCTTTGGGAGTAAAACCTTTTGCATCATAAGGCAAATTGCTTTGTCCATTCCATTCAAGATTCCAATGATCAAAAGTATTTAAAAACAAAACTAATGCTTTTTCAAACTTTCTTGTTTTATCAATTTGTCTCATATAATTCATCTATTTGAGCAATCCATTGTTTGATAATTGCAGGGCTGCAAGTGCAAGGTTTATAATAATTATGATTAAAATATTTAGAATGAAGCTGACAAACCAACTCAAATTGTTTTTGGTTTAAAGAATGTTTTACTTCTGTTTTAAATTTGTACCAATCTAATTTATCTACCTCTACCATAATTCGATGTCGTTCCATTTATCTTGTCTTTTTTTACACCCACAATCTTCATACCCTAGTAATTTAGTAGACTTCTTGACTAGCCATTTTATACCTGTGTAGTATGTTATTCGTTCTATTAAATCGCCTAACCTCAATCTCATAATGTTGATTTTAAAATTTCTATACATAATTGATGTGGTATTTTACTTCTATTGTAATTACCTTTCACTCCTTGTGTTCCTGTTTGACTACCCCTTGGTGCAGCTTCGTGGTGGCAATTTTTATTTTCATTATAACATTTTGGTCTTGGTTGCCAACCATTTGAATTAAAAATACTATATAAATTATTACTCCAAATATCAGTAGGTTTTGCTCTGTTATCTCCATACCTGCAATACCAAACAGTTGTTCTATGCAACCCTTTAACTACTTTTAGTTTTCGTAATTTACCTCTTGGGTTTTCTATAAACCAAAATTTAGGTTTTAATTCTTTTATTATCTCTAATGTTTTTTCTACAAACTTAATTCCTTTTAAAGCATTTTTTGACTTTGGAGTGTGGTCTTTATTCCAATGTGTTCCAATACTTGCAACAGAAAAATAAGTACAAGGTGGACTTGCCCAAATAATATCTGGAACAAAAGGTATTTTATTAATATCAAAATTTAAAATATCAACTGCGTAATCTATATTTTCAAAACTATTTACATCACTACTAAAAACTTCAAAACCAAGACTTTCCGCAGCCTTTCCAAAACTTCTACTACCTGCAAATAATTCTAAAACTTTCATTTTAATAAGTCTTTTATTGGGTTTAGGTCTTTATCCTTAATCTCATAAACTGGTGCTTTAAAAACAGTATAAGTCCCATTGTCTCTTAATCTTTTAGAGCCTTTTTTAAATTTTTCAGCTCTTTCAAGTAATTCTTTTTTTGTTACCCAACCGCAAATAGTTAGTTCGCTTGTTTTTTTATTTAATGATGTGAAGATATAAACATCACATTTAAAGTGTTTTTGTAATGCACCAAAATTATGTACATAACTTGGCTTCATATCTACATTTCTGCCCATTGTTTTAACATCAATTTTTTGTCCGTTATATTTAAAATCAAACCCTCCATCAAAACCGGGTTTTAATTCAGTATCTACACCAAATAATCTTTTTGTTGTAACCTCTCCAAGCAATCCAATGTACTGTTCTGTTTTACTTCCGTCTCCTACTCCTCTTTGAGCAATATTATTTTCTTTAAGGAAATTCCAAACTAACATTTTGTTTTCTTGTGTAATTTTTACTCTCATAACTTCTGATTTAATATTTTCTTTATTTTTTTAACTGTTCTGTATATTGAATAATAACCTATTCCTGTTTTTTTACTTAACTCTAACATTGAATAGTTTTCTATAAAAACAAGTTCGTATATTTTTTGATCATATATCTCCCAACTTTTAATTTCTTTTTTTATTTCATTTAATTTACTATGATATTCAAAAGATATATCTGACATTGAGGGTTCCCAATAAGAGATAGTTTCTAAACTTACATTTTTAGGTTGTTTACATTTAACCTTATCTAAAAACAAACCTCTTAATACTCTAAAAACAAAATAATAATTAACTTCATCAGCGTTAAACATTAAAGTTTTATTATACTTACCATTCCAAGCATAAATTTTCAAATACATTTCTTGAACTAAATCTTCTGCATCATTAGATAATCCAAATGACTTTGAAATTTGCAACCATTTCTTATGGTCTTTTGCAAGTATGCTTAAAACATCACTCATACATTTTAGCTACCATTAAGTTCAGACATATCTTTTTCTTCTGGCTCTATTTTATTAGAAATGTGGTGTATCATAACGTATAACTCACCTATTGCTTTTTCAATTCTTTTTATTCTTTGGTCTGTTGTGTATTTTTTATCTTTCATTACATATTTATTACTTTTCGGACTTCTTCTTTAATTGGTTTTTCTAAAATAGGGACACCATTAATTTCAAAACCTACATTTCCAATCATACTTTTTAATACAATAGGCTCGTCCATTGGTGTTGGTCTTCCACCTGTTTCAATTTCTTTAATTTTCCTTACATGTATATGACTTTTCATCCAATCACTTGGGTGTTGTATATATCTATGAATTACTAAAAAATCATCTGCCCTATTTACAAACTTACCCCCACCTTCAACATCGGCTGCCATTGGTGGTATTGGGTGTCCAACATACTCGTGTCCTATTGAGTGCTTATATCTTAATGCAGCGGTATTAGCATGTGAATTTAACCAAATACTTACATTGTGTTTTTTACAAAATATCCTCATTTCAGTTGTTGCTTGATAGTCATACTCGTGTCCACCTAGATTCTTCATAATTTCACTATCTTTTATCAAACTATTATAAGGGTCAATTAATAAACCTTTATAATTCCAAGCATCTTTTATACTTGTAGCAAACTCAATTAAACTCCTATATGTTTGCAAAGTATTGTTATCTATAATTTTAAAATAGTCATCAATAAAACTTAAATGTCTTTCAAAGTCTTCTTTACTTATTTTATTTATTGGTTTTTGGTCTAAAAACTCAACTAACTTTCTTACTATACTATGTGCTTCATTTTCACTACTAAAAACTAACCACCTTATTTTTAATCTCTTTGCATATAAAAGCATTAAATAAAGAATCACTGTTGTCTTACCAACATTTGCGTGTCCTAAAACTACATTAAAATTACCTTCTTTAAATCTTATAAAATTATCTATTTCTGGAACTCCTATCTTTTTTCCTTCTGTAATTTTACCTGTTCTTATTAAATCAAGTTTTTCTTTTAATAAATTACTACTAACTATCATATTTTGTCTTTTAAGTTTTGTTAAGGTATTATAAATTTATGATAAAAAAAATTTTATTATAAAAAAAGGGCTAATTAAAGCCCTAATTTAAGTGTTCATTATTTTAAAGTGTTCAGTGACAATGAACGAATGATTAAAATGGTAAGTCATCTGTTACAGTATCTCTACTTGCTAAATGGTCTTCATGTTTTACTTCTGTCTTTGGTGTTGGTTTGAAAGTTGATAACGCTGCATACATTTTTCCTGCTTTACTTTCACAAATTTGTATTTTACCGTAACCTTTATTGGCTTCAAAAACATCCTTATACGTTATTAGCATTTCAGCTAATTGGTCTACTTTGAAAGCTAATTCCATTTTAACCCATTCTACTTGTCCTTGATTGACAAACATTCCTTGTACTAATTCACTTGATTTGCTCATAATTTTTATTTATTAAATTTTTGTTATTTGTGGTTTACTTGATACTGTTTTTTTAAAACTTTCGCTTTCATCTTCTCCAAAAACTCCGAGTTCATAAAAACCTGTTAATTTTAATACTGCTCTACTCATTGCTCTTTTTTCAGCCATTTCTGCTACATACCAACTATTGGTATTTCCGTCTTTATATCCCTCTCCTTTTAATGCACTACCAAAGGTTTCAATTATTGCATCTCCTTTTTGTGCAGTTGCTTTAAAAACAGAAAAAGCAGGCTCGCATCTTATTACATCATAATGTATCTTTATTTGTGCGACTGCTTGTATTTTATCTATACCTTGTCTTGTGATTATTGTATAGTGTTGGTGTTTAAAGAAATCATCTTTTTCTAAATTATACTTTTTGTATAACTCAATTAACTTGTCTTTTTTCATTTGATTATTTATTTAGGTTACTAATGTTAAACTCTTGCTCAATAACTTCGTTTTGGGCTTCTAAAAATTGTACGCGTTTTTTTAATGCATCAATCCTTTGTAGTAAAAATTCTTGTGTTTCTTGCGTTGCTCTGGTACGAGATACGTCTTCTGAATGTGTCATAAATTGTCTTTTAAATTAATATCAGTCATAAAGATATAAAAAATATTTAATAAAAAAAAATATTTGGCACAAAAAAAAGAGGCAAACTAAAAGTTATACCTCAATTTTCAAAATTAAAAGACAATCAAATATACTAAAATATTATAATTCAGCAACCTTTTCTTTATAAAAATTTATTAAATCAAGTAAATCGTTGTTATCGTACTTTACTGTTTTGTGGCTTAATAGGTTTAATTTTTCAGCTAAACCATTTTCAATATATGCATCTAAATTTCTTCCAAAGGTATACTGTTCACCGTATCTAAAAACATTGCATCCTGAACATTGTACTTGGCAGTTTTTTTCATTCCACCTTGTGGCATAATGTTTTCTACTCATAAAGTGAC